CATGATCTTCTGTTTCGCCGCATCGGCGATCATCTGCTTCAGGACACCCTTGAACAGATCGCCAAGCCCTTCGATGTCCTTGCCGCCCGACATCACGAAATCCGCCCAGGCGTTTGCCAGATCGCCGACCATAGGAAGACTGTCGGCTAGTTCGCCATTCAACTTCTGGATGGCAGCGGCCATTTCATCTTGCGACAACCGCCCGGTCAGTTTTTTCAGCTCCTCCATCTGGCGCGTGTACTTTGCCATTGGATCGAGCGTCTCGCGCCACTTTTGCGCTTCCTTGTCCAATTCCGAAGTCAACTTGCTGGCGGCCGATGCTGCAGAGCCACTGGACTTTGCAGCGCTCCGATTCGCTGCTTCCAGTTCCTTGATCTGCCCTAGTTGCGTTTCCTGTCGCTCGATCTGCGCCATGTCGGTGCCATAGCGTGCAATAGCAATCAGGCGGTCCTCACCCGCAGCGATGGCGCGATTCTTATTTGCTTCAGCCTCGAGCCTCATTCCGGCGATCGTGGCCGCGTTGTTCGCATCGACACCTTTCCGAAGAGCCTCAATCTTCGCCTGCAGGACGACGACACCGTTATCCAGATTCGCCGAAAAACCAGCGGCAGCGGCGATGGCGGCAGCCAGCCCACGCGCCGCCGCCTCGGCATCACGCAGGGCATTTGCAGCGTTCGCAGCGTTGATCTGGGCATCGAACGCAGCAAGCGCACCGTTCCTGACATTCTGAGCCAAATCACCGGACAGGTTGTTCTGCCGAATGTATTCCTCAGCGGTCTGCATTGCCGCCTGACGCTTCAATTCCTCGACCTGCGCACTCTCTGCACCATGGCTTGCAATCGCATTGGCCATGTCCGCCTGCGCCATGTATTGCGCGACCATGTCTGCCGATGATTGCTTCTGCCGCTGCAGTTCAGCTGTGGCGCGCGCGCTCTCATCGGCGATGTCACCAGCCTCCAAGGCGATCAAACCGGCCTGTTTCGCCACTGCAAGAAGCGGCCCCGGAACCTTTTCGATGCTGCCGAAGACCCGCTCGAAAGTCGCACTGAGGTCAGTGGCGGCAGCGATCTGCGCCTGCACGCCATCCGCTTCGCCAAATTTTGCGAGCGACAGCATGACCGCCTGGGCCTGCTCATCAGTAAGGCCAAGTTCCTCTTGCAGGTTGATCAGCGTGCGTTGCCATTCCTGCATCACCCCACCTTGAGAGAAGAAACCGCCAGTGCCGTAGACCAGCTTTGTGCTGAGGCCGCCGAAAGACTCCGACAAGGATTTCACAGCGGCGTCCATCGCCTGCACGGCCTCGACGCGCCCGATCTTGGCAAGAAACTCCGAAGTCCGCCCGATCTGTCCTGCCATGATGCCGAACCGCTCGGTCATCTCGACCGATGAGCCATTGGCAAGATCCGTGTATCGCTTGTAGTTCGCGACAGCCTCTGACAAGCGGTCGATCGCATCGCCCGTGACTTCGGCGGCATCGCGCATATCGCACAACTTGGGAACCACAGCAAAAGCCACAGCCGCGATCGTGCCAATGGCAGCGCCGGCCAGCGCCAGTTTGCCGCTGAAACCAAGGACACCCATAAGCTGCGGGAACTGCTGCGCGAATGCGACCATGGCCGACTGACCACTCGCCACCTGCACCGCGAAGTCCTGCACCTGGAAGCCAGCATTGGTGATCGCAGGGGTGAACTTTGCCAAACCGGAGGTCGCAGCACTGGTCGCTGGCTCGAACGCCAGATATCGCTGCCCTGCGAGCTGCAGCACTCTGTTGGCCTCTTCCTGCTTGATGACCCCGGCGGTCAGTGCAGCGTTCACAGCCTCTTGTGCCTGCTCATACCGCTTGCTGGCCGCATAGACCGGATCAATCGACGCCCGCAGTGACTGATAGTTGCCCGTGGCAAGCGCGATCGATTGAGCCGTTTCGCGCTGCGCAACTTCCGCTCTCTGGGCCGCAGTGGCGACGCCAAGGTACTTCGCAGCAGCCTGTTCCAGGACCATGTTTGCGGTGCGCTGGCTGGTGACACCGGCATCGACGTAGCCCGAAATCTGGCGCTGCAACTGCGCATAGCGTTGTGTGGCCGCGTAGGCAGGATCGATCGATGCGCGCAGCTGCTCGAAGGCACTGACCTGCGCTTGCGCCGAGGCCTTTGAGCCATCGAGGGCACGCGAAATCTCGGCGCCCATCTGCTTCGCGGTATTGGCCGCACCGCGCGCACGTGTCTCAAACTGAGAAACATCGAGCCCGAGCGTGGCCTTCATCTGCGCAGCGGTCATTTCATACCTCTTCGCGGCGGCCCAAGCAGCCCCGCAATCGATCACGGTCTTTTGGAGAAGCGACTGACCGGCGGCACTACCGCCGTGTCAGCCTATTGTTGGCCTTCAGCCTCGATCTCGGCTGGAGACATCGCGAGCGGATCTTCCCCTGCGATACGCGCCTCGTGGTAGCCGTGGCACATGTCGTAGAGAACCTCGGCCTCCCAAGGCTCAGAAATCCGACCCGTGACACGGGAAAAAGCCTCGATTTCCGCCCAATCCGGAGCACTGACGGACATTCCGTTGTTGCGCACCGGCCCAAGCCGGAACATCGCATCGATCAGATACTCGCCCACACCGATCTGGGGCAGACCCAGCGGTTCTCTCAACCGCTGATATCGCTTCAGCCAGCTTTCTCCGCCACATCCCTTTGGCACGGCATGCAAGTGACCCCACTGCCGCGCCGTCAGGATCAGCGCCTTGACGTGTTTCCCAAGTAGTTCTCACGGCTGGTCGCAAAAGCGAGAACCTGCTCGACAAACGACCGCTCACCCTCTCGACCCGTCACCATCTGCAGGTTCAAGAACCACTCGGCAGACGACCAGCGGCCATGAAGGGCGTTGCCATCGAACGGATCATGCTGATGCGGTTCCGCTCGGCCATGATGGGCGCCTGCGGATCGGTCGGGGCCGGGGGCTGCACCGGCGGGGTCGGGGTGATGGGGTCGGGCATTCTCTGCTCCATGGTTGCGGCCACCGGGGCCAGGGCACCGCCGGGGGCGGCAGGGTTGTGACCGGCGCCAGATGCACCAGTCGGGGCCTTGTCGCGCATCAGCGCGGCATAGGTGTTCATCGCGCTGCGCATCTGCAGACGCATCTCTTCACCGATGACAGGTGCGGGTTTGGCGGCATCGCCTTCGCTGGCAACCGCGTCGACAAAGCCCGCCTCGATCGCGTCTTCGACGGTGTAGAAGGTTTCAGCAGCCATGATCGCGAGCACATCCTCGACAGTCTGACCCGACCGATCGGCATAGACCTGGGCATAGACACGGGCGAGCATGTCGAGGAAATCGGCCTGCGCCCGCATGCCATCGGCATTGGCGTAAACATAGCCAGAGGGGTTGTGCAGCATGATGAAGGACCCGGCCGTCATCTCACGCCGCGAACCACCCATCAGGATGAGAGAGGCCGCCGAGGACGCATTACCCTCGACAATGATCCGACACCCGCCCGGATGGTTCGCGAGGGTGGCGCGGATGGCCTCACCTGCAACCGGATCGCCGCCATTCGAGTTGAGGCGCACGACAACCTCGCCGTCACCCATCGCAAGCAGCGCTTCCCGGACCATCTGGGGGCAGAAGTAGATCTCTTCCTCCCAGGCCCATCCTGCCGCTTCATCCGACATCACATAGCCCGACAGCACCAATTCGCCGCCGAGGATCAGGTCAGACCCACGTTTCTTCATGCTTTCGTCTCCTCGGTTTCCTTGGCCTTGCGGGCTTCGCGCGCCGTGGGCCGGGGTTTGGGCGCGATCGGGTCAAGCTTCGCCCCGGCGTCCTTTTCGGCGTCCTCTGCCCGCTCGCGCCGGATCCGCTCGGGATCGAGGCCCAGCTTGCGCTGCACGTTCTGGCGGCTGTCGACGCCCCCTTCGACACCCTTGAGCATCGCATCGATTTCGTCGTTCGGATCGATCAGCGGGCGCCGCGGTGCGGTATGCTCCAGCGAGAACGTCTCAGTCTGCAGAACCCGCTGCATCGGCCATGCTTCGAGCACCCACCGCTCCACGCCCATGCAGAACTGGCTGATGATCATGCGCTGCCAGCGCTCGACGTTGCGATCCATCTCCATGCGCCCCATCCGGCCGCTGGAGAAATTGGTGCCGCTCAGATCGCCGGTCAGGGCTTCGCGCGTGATCCCGATGCCCATGGCAATGGCGCCCAGACATTCCCGCATGAAAATGCCGTAGTCATCGACCTTCGGCGGCGTGGTGAAAGTGACCGACGATCCTTCCGGAGTGCCGACGATGGCCCCCGGCTCCATCTTGTCGAGGCCCTTCAGACGCGCCTTCTGATCAACAGCGGCGTCTTTGTCATAGGTCACGACCGCCGCGAGCAGGGCGGCCATCTTCTGCTTCAGGATCTGCGCTTCCTGATAGTCGCTGACCTCGCCAAGCGTCAGCATGACAGGGGCAAGCCACGGCACCCCGCGCAGCTGACCGGGGCGGTCTAGCTTGCGAATATGCAGGATATCGCGCCACGAAACGCGCTCGGATTTCAGGCTGTGCCCCATCTGGCGGGTTGCGCCGGGATGTTCGGTGTAGAGATGATAGGCCTCGATGTCGCCGATCGGGCTGTATTCGACGCCTTCGATGACGATGTTCTTGCCCCAGCTGGTGACGGTCGTGTCGAGGTAATCCGCCTCGAGCAGTTCGACCTGAAACCCGAGCGGCAGATCCTTTGCATATTTGCCGCGGCGGATGCGGCGACGGGCCAGAATCTCGCCATCGGTGAAGACGGTCCCGATCACCACTTCCTGAAGGGCGTAAAGATCAAGCTCGCCCCGGGCATCAAGCGCCGGGGTCAACAGATGCTTCGCCAGAACCTCCCAGATCTTTTCCTTTTTCTCTGCATCGTCGTGTTTGACCGATGGCACGATGCCGGTGCCCACCGTGTTCGAAACCACGACCTCCTTGGCCCGCGCGGCATAGGGACGATTGCGGACCATGTCCCGGCTAAGGTTGCGCAGGCGCGACCGCGCCCCGAATGCGGCGGCATCTGCATCCGTTCCCGGCGCCTTCCAGCCCTGTGTACGCCGGCCGCGCGAGGCACCGTCATAGTTCATCGCGACCCCGAGGGCCTGACGCGCCATGACCCGATCACGACCGGCAACGGGCGACAGTTCGCAGATCACCCGGTCAATGGCCTTGCCGATCCAGCCCATGCTCAGAGCCCCCGCCCGGTGGTGGCATAGCCGATCGAAAAGCCGCCGCTTTCGCCCTGCGCGGCATCGATCTGACCTGTGAGCGCGTTGATTGCGGCAGCCATCTCGGCGTCAGAGCGGTATTCGACGCGCTCACCGTTCAGCTGCAGCACCTTCACGCCCTTTGCCCGGGCGCGGATCAGGTTGTCCCGCATCTCGATCAGTTCGGAAACTGCGATTGCCATGATTGCTCCTAGCCATTCAGCCAGCTGATGGCGGTTGGTTCTTCTGTCGTGTCACTGTCGGCCGGCGGCTCGGCCTTGCCGGTCCAGATCGCGAACGGGTTCACTTCGCCGAGCACCGCCCAGGAGGGCGGGTCTTCGGGGTTCAGCCGCAGGATGCCCTTGTGCTCGGCGATGGCCTGCGCCTGTACCGAAAGGTCCAGCGTTTCGTTCCGGCCCGCACCGGGGCGCCTCGAATAACCGTCATCGCCCCGCCGTTCGGCCAGAAGCTCGTCAATCCGCTCCCGCTCGATCGACCGGGCGAACACATAGGAGCCGGGCCCCTGATCCATCCGGGCAGCACTGGCCAGAACCGTATCCTTCAGCCGGTCCACCGCCATGTTCAGCAACTTGATGGACCGAGCCTTCTTGTTCTGCGATCCGCGTTCCGGCGCGATCAGCCAAACCCGATCCGACAGCTTGAAGCCGCCGCGACCGATGGACAGAAACCACAGATGCCCCTGCCCCTCGCGCTTGCGCTTGCGCCAGAACTTCTCGGCATTGTCCGACCAGCCGGTCGGGCCGTTGAAGTCGATCACCACAGCGCAAGGCTTCAGCGTCCAGGTCTCACCCTCGACTGCATATTCCCGATCGACCAGATCAAGCAGCGCCTCAGCGTCCTCGATGTAGCGCCCCGGGTTGATGGCCCGGAAGCGCCCTTCAAGATCCTTCGCCCGCGGCGCATTGTCCGGCGGTTGCGTGATGTCGAACCGGTCCAGCGCCATGCGCCTGCCGTCCAGCCCCCACGCGGTAACCAGAACGGCGAACCAGCTGCCATTGGTATCGACCGACACCGTGATGAACCGCGTCCACTGAGGACAGTGGCGGGGCGGCAGGTCGCAGGCCGATTCCTTCAGCGCGGCCGCCGAAAGCTCGGCATCGCCGTCGACCGGTCGGGCATAGGGCACGCCGATATCGGTGTAATGCACCCGCGCGAAGTCGATATCGTCACTGGATGCCGCAAACCCACGCCGGGCGGTTTCGTAGCGCTCGACCAGTTCATCCCAGCCAGAGAACGCCGCCGCGGCGCCATTCAGCGCATAGCTGGCAATCGGCGTCTGCCGGATGTTCGGATCATCGATCCGCACGAGGATGCGCCGGCCTTTCTCATCCAGCAGCCGCGATTCATGGAGCCAGCCGCCGCGACCCGAGAGTGCCAGCGAGTTGAGCCGCGCCTTGTGGCGATGGCTGATCTTGTGGCCACAGTCCGGGCACTGCATCCGCGCCATTGCGCCCGCTTCGCCGGGCTCCAGCTCCTTGTCGTAGACCAGCCGATCGAACCGGGGTTCGAACAGCTCCGCGCAGTTCGGGCATTCCCAGTACCAGCGGCCGCGCGTCCCTTCGTTGTAGATCTTGACGATCCCGCCAGTGACGGGAGGCAAGCGGTGCGGTGCCGCAGGGTCGAACTCCCAGACCTGTTCCGGGTCCACCGGAAAGGCCGGGGTGCTCTCCACGAAAACGCAACCGCGCGACATGAACGTGCGGATGCGCTGCAGTGCCATGCCGTGCGGCGTGCCCTCTGGCGCATCCTTGGGGCCAAGCCGTTGCGGCATGTGGTCGTAGTCAGTCAGCAGCACCATGCGCTGCGAGCGCGATGACAGCTGGTTGGCCACCGGATAGCCGATGGTCAGCCGCATCCCCTTGAACCGTTTCCGGCTGAAGGTGCTGTCGTCGCGCCCTGCCCCGAGCCGCTCGCGCAGCGCCGGGCTGGCATTGATGGCAGGATCGAGCTTTTCCTCGACCCAGGCGTCGGCGTCGGTCTTGGTCATATGGATGACCTGAACCGGCGCCTGCGCGCAGGTGATCGCATGCGCCGAAACGGACAGCAGCATCTGCGACTT